CATGGAATTTCTTTTCAATTGCTGCGTGTAGTGCCTTGCTATCCATTTACGATCTGCCTTCCGAATATCGTACTATGTATTCCGTCCGCTGAGATTATGGGCATCAGCCCCGTAATCGCGGCTGACGGGGTTCCGGATGGAGTTGATGACGGTGTGCTCGATGCCGTTGAACTTGGAGTCGAACTTGGCGTACTACTTGCCGTGCTCGACGGAGTCGATGAAACTGTAGAGCTTGGCGTTGAACTAGGAGTCGAAGACGGACTTGGTGTACTCGACGGCGTTGAACTTGCAGTCGATGAAGGCGTTGACGATGGCGTGCTTGATACAGTGCTCGACGGCGTACTAGACGGGCTAGGGGTGCTCGATACTGTCGATGAGGGAGTGCTACTCACTGTGCTGCTTGCCGTCGAGGAAGGCGTTGAACTCACCGTCGAACTCGCGGTGGAACTTGGTGTGCTGCTCACAGTGGAACTAACTGTGCTCGACGGTGTACTACTCGGACTTGGAGTGGAACTTGGCGTTGAACTAGGAGTGCTACTCCCGGTTGTAGAAGGCGTAGAACTCACCGTACTTGACGGAGTGCTACTAGAACTCGGCGTAGAACTCGGCGTACTACTAACCGTTGACGATGGTGTACTTGAAACTGTTGAACTTGCAGTTGAAGATGCTGTACTGGATGCTGTACTGGAAGCCGTGGAACTCGGCGTACTACTCGGACTAGGGGTAGAACTCGGAGTCGAACTAGGACTAGGAGTTGAACTAGGAGTCGAACTCGGCGTACTACTGACGGTAGAACTCGGCGTCGAACTAGGACTTGGAGTGGAACTAACGGTACTCGAAACCGTACTACTGACAGTCGATGACGGCGTAGAACTCGAAGTGCTACTAGGAGTGCTCGAAGGACTAGGAGTAGAACTTGGAGTAGAGCTTGCCGTGCTTGAAGGCGTACTGCTGACGGTTGAACTTGCCGTACTTGACGGGGTACTCGATATACTCGGCGTAGAACTAACGGTACTCGACGGCGTAGACGAAACAGTCGAACTCGGCGTAGATGATGGACTTGGAGTTGAACTTGGCGTACTGCTCACAGTTGAAGAAACTGTGGACGAAGGAGTGCTCGACACCGTACTTGACGGCGTACTACTCGTACTAGGAGTTGACGAAGGGCTCGGTGTTGAACTTGGAGTGGAACTTACCGTACTACTAGGCGTAGATGATGGTGTGCTAGATGGAGTAGAACTTACAGTGCTCGAAGGCGTTGAACTGACACTCGGCGTCGATGACGGAGTAGAACTGGGGGTACTTGATGCCGTGCTGCTCGGTGTAGATGATTGCGTGCTGCTTGGCGTCGAAGACGGACTCGGCGTACTTGATGGAGTAGAACTCACAGTCGATGACGGTGTACTCGACGGGCTGGGAGTAGAACTCGGGGTCGATGAAACCGTCGATGAAACCGTACTTGACGGAGTGCTGGATACAGTGCTTGATGGCGTCGAAGATATGCTCGGCGTACTCGATATCGTACTCGACGGTGTTGAAGATGCTGTTGAACTTGGGGTACTGCTAGGTGTACTTGATGGAGTTGATGACGCCCCGCCCGCCGATGCAGTTTTAACGGCCACCGAAGCCGTTATGCACCCACCGCCGTAGGCCAAGTCGCGAGTAATCACGGCCCCGGTAACTGTTGATGCCGACGCTATTGGTTCGGTCCATATTGATCCATACGCTGAATAGCCAATATCCGATACGTCTAACCGCTCGGTTGCTCCAACCCTACTGCACGACGAAGCATTTTGAGGTGTATCATAAGCGCCACCATCAAACCACACAACCAGGCAATCGTTCTCTGGAGTAATTACATTTGGACATTCACCCGTATCGTCATTGGTAGAATTACCGCCAGTAGCGACTGTCAGATCTGAACTTTCATCGCATACGGCTCCCGACAATTTGATACAATAAACCGTGTTACCGCTATATGTCCCGGAAGCGGTAAACGTATATGATGTTTCCGTTCCAGAGGCTTTCCTATACCAGACATATCCTCGGTAGCTACCAGCGGTCGTCCATGTAGCCAATTGTGTTAGATCTGCGTGTTTCGAAATCGTCCGGCTCGAATCGCACGTGCCGAAATAAAGCAGCAAATCTCCGGCCGAACAACTCCCCCCAGGGACACCTACCACACAGGAAGTATCGGAGGTTGTTGTCGAGCCGTCGCTACTGGTTCCGCCAATAGTTATTGCCACGATGATTAATCCTTTTCGATCCTGACGAGTTTAATCCCCATCTCGCCATCGTTTAGAGTCAATTCCACCGTCAGTCTAAAATTCTGAGGCACACCAGGCGCTTCGTGATCCGGTACGGTCCATGGCACTTCATTGCTATAGTCAGACTCATTTCCCGCCGCATCGTAAGCCGTGGCCGCAAAGTAGATCGTCCTTCCGTCCTCAGGAACGATGTCTACCGTAACCGTTTTGGGTTCGTTAGCTGCGGCTGGCACATCCACATGAGCAGAGTATGTGCGCGAAGCATTACCGTGATAGATTTTATATCCTGCAAGATCGGATTCCGTATTGGGATTCCATGCCAGAGTTACGGATGCCGCAAAAGCCGTTGACACCACGCACAGAAAGATTCCGATTGCCAGTAAGATTCGCTTCATTGATGCACTTCCTTTCCTTGGCTGACTTGTGATCATCATCATGATTCCACGCCAGGGGCAGGATAATGCCTGCCCCTGAAATTGAATCATGAAGATGTTTTCTATGCGTCCACTTCCCGCCAGAGAAAAGAGAGCAAGAACGCCGCCGAGTTGGCCGCCGTGCTGTACCAGGCGAAAAACGCACCCGGAGGAATGACGGTATTTCCATCCAAGTCCATCCAAAAGGGACCATTTATACTGCCGGCCGTAGTCGCCTCGGTCCACGCCGTAGCAAAGGCGAAATCCAGGACCGGGGTCCCGATGGTACAGGAGTCCTCTCCGTGACACACCGAGGCTGGCCCGCCGATGAGCCGGTTTTTAGGAGTCAACGTTGACGTGACTGCCGTCATCGTTCCGCTCATGAGTCCGAGCGCCGTGGCAGTGGGAACGGCAACCGTGGATGCCACTCCCATGCCGAGCAGCTCCGCGTTTTTCCCGGACCCGGCCGGGTTCATGACAACAAGACCTGTGTAGGTCGTGGCGAGCGCTGCCGTGATAGCCACCGCAGCCTGATTACATACCGAAAAGAGCCGGCCTCTCCTGGCATCCTCGGCGTATTTGGCCCCGCCGATTTCGACCATGAGCCGGTATTCGCTGTTCAATAAGGGCGGAGCCATAACGCCCGCCGCTGTTTTTCCGTACATTGCTTTATCCTTCCTCGCGGCTTACATCGCCGCGTCTTGAATTGCCCTGATGCGCCTGAGATCCCGCTCCCATCCACCATCATACCTGACATACTCCTCGCCGGTGTCCACGATATGGACCGTGGAGCCCTCGGGGGCTTCCGGCATTTCGTCGGATGAGAGACACTGAAACCGCTGAAACGTCGCAACCAGCTTCACGGCCATGGGTTAACTCCTCTTCTGCCAGACCTTCACCGCGTCCACGTAAAGCTCTCCGACGCCGGTTCCGGTCTCCTTGTGAGCCATCATGAACGGCTGGAGCTTCAGGGCCGCCACGGCGCTCATGTCATGAGTCACGGACTCGCCAACACGCGCGCCGTCAATGTAGAATTTGACATCCGTGGTGTCGGTGCAGTCGATCCGGAAGATGTGATAAGCATCGGCCACAACCGTTATTCCGGATGCCGTGGCGTCGGTGTCCGTCGTGGTATCGTCCGAGAAGAGCGTGCAAACGAGAGAGCCATCGAAATGAAAGAGGATGTGCTCCGCAGGTCCCGCGTCAGCCTCGGCAACGGGGCCTTCAACGTAGTCACCGGCCAGCCCAAAGTAGAGCTCGGCTTGACCGGTTGGAGCAGTATGAACTGCGGCCCGAAACTCGATCTGAGCGCACTGATTGAGCACGATAGGCCGCTCGTCCCCCCAATACAGTCCAGCTTCCTGCTTTTCGTTGGTTGCGTCAAGCGCGAGACGAAGGACCCCGTTGATGCCGTCCGCGAGCAGCGCCACAACACCACCGGCCGTGTCCTTCATGAGCCACGCCGCCCCGGTTTGCTCAGCGGCCACATAGTCATTGAGTTGATAGCCCAAGAAATCATCCGAGAACCACACGGGAGACATAGCCCGCAAGGTCTCGAACGTGCCGCTGTCATAAAATTCGAGGATTCCGTTTTTCCATTTGGTTTTCGTGGTGCCCATCTTTTTCCTTTCTGCTCCGGCCTGTTTGGCCGACGCCCCAATATCGCGGGGCGTCGAAACAGTTACAGGTAAGGATTAATCGGTAATAGCGGCGCGCAAGCTCGCGCCCTGATATCCGGCCTCGTAAATCGCCAGCACGGTTACGGTATTGCTCGCATTCCCTCCGGAATCGGAAACAGAAATGCAATCATATCCATCCGTGTGATATGCCGGGTCCCACTCGATCATTACTAAATGGTCGTTTCCGGGAGTCGTGCCGGTGTTGATCACGTAACTCGCAGCGTCAGTTTGGCGGACAACGACGTCGCTCGATGTACCGCAGTCCACGTCAACGTAAATCGGGAACGTGGCCGTTACTGCCGCGCTGGTTCCCGCGGCAACATCGGTTGCCTCGATGAGTCCCACCGTGAGATCCGTGTCATTCCCCGCGTCATCGTGGTAAATGAGGAATGTGACATTGCCGACCACATCCTTGCAGGAAATATAGTCGCACGCCACGGCATTGGCGGCGCCGTGATACAATTTCACGACCTTGAACTTTTCGGGAAATCCTTTCATGTCCTTATCCTTTCTGGCTTACGCCCTGGCCGCGAGAGTGACGAAGGGAGAAAGCGTGTTGCTGCCCTTGTAAGGCGTCAGCACGGTCTTCCATTTGGGCTTTCCGTTGATCCGATAAAGGAACCGGAAGCACATCTCATCGTAAAGGAAGCGCACGTGCATGGACTGCTGAGCGTCCAAGTTGTCCTTATCGATCAAAATGTACTGACCGAAGTTGGCGAGAATAATGTCACCCGCGTCACCCAGGGCGGAACATTGTTCAACCGGAATGACCGGGCGCCCCTTGATGGTGCCATACGGCAAGCCAGACAACCCGTTGGGCGGAAGATAGACCGGGACGCCGCCCGTGCCAGCCGCATAAAACATTTTGGAGAGCTCAGGTTCGATCTCCTGGTTGATGTACCATTCCGAGCCAACTCGGTATCTCGCCGGCATCCGGGCCCACATTTTATCGATGTTTTCGGCGACCACGGTATCGGCGTCCTGCCCGGTCTCCTTGGCCTGCTCAACGGTTGCCGCGTGACCGATGATTCCGGCGCATTGACCGGCCCCACTGCCGCGCAACACCTCATCATCGATGGTAAAGGAAAATTCCTCCTGAAAGCCCTGTTGCACGATGGAACCGAGAGCTGAAGCATCCCGAAGAGCCCGGCCCGTGACGTAGCAGACGGCCATGAGGTCCTCCAAATCACACGACCATTTTCCGAGCTTCGGACTGGATGCCGTGACGGTCTCGGCTTCGGCCCGACGATACACGCGGACCCCGCCCCAACGGGAGCCGGTTGCCCTGCTGGTTTCGTCCACGTAAGGAGCTTCGAGTCCGTCGGAGCCATCCCCGATACTGATTTTCATGCACTTCGGCGCGATGGTCGCGGCCGCCATGCCTTTTTCCATCAGGCTCGTGGAAAAGTCCTTTTGAACGAGGAAACCGCCACCGCTTGGGGAGCCCGTGCTCATGCCGGTTGCCGCATTCTGCACGGCCATAAGCTTGTTGACCTGCTCGGGGCTCGCCTCGCCTTTCGCCATGGCCGCAACGTCCACGAGCTGCTCGCCGAACCGGGCATAAACGGGCTTCCCTTCGTCCATGGTGATCCGTTTGGCCTTCTCTTTTTCCTGGCCGTCATGAATCTCTTTCGCCGCCAAATCCAGGATTTTCTGATTCCGTTCAATCTCGGAGTCCATCCGGTCGATATCGGCAATCATGGCGTTGTACTGAGTCTCGATTTCGGCCGTCCACGCATCTCCCGTGTTCTTCTCCACGAGATTCCGCGCCTCGAGCGCCTTTGCCTTCCGTGCTTCTCGCAACTCCTTAATGGTCATTGCGGTATGTCCTTTCCTGGTGACTGTTTACGCTGCAATCCGCTCGATACACGCCAAGCGGCGCTCTATGTCCCGTCGATCATTCACCAACGACGCTGATTCCCGCGCCTGCGCCGGCTTGTCTGGCTTCACAATCCGGAGAGACTCGGGGACGGCCCCGTAGATGCTGAGATCGTATCTGTTCTCGATTTTCTTTTCCGGTTCGAGGATCGAGTCGCAAAAACCCTTTTCTTTGGCGGTTTTCGCGTCAATGTAGGTTGTTTTCTTCATCATTTCCATAATCTCGACTTCATCAATGCCGGTTTTCCTGGCAAAGTCGGCCGCTATGGATTCATCCATTTGGTCGAGTTTGCCGGCGAGGTCCCGGAGATCGTCGGCATTGCCCATTAAAATACCCCATGCTTTGTGGATCATCATGAAGGCATTGACGGACATTTCAATCTCTGAGGCATACATGACAAGACCGGCCGCCGCCGATGCAGCCAATGAATCCACATGCGCAACGATTTTGCCGGGATACTGCATCATTGCCGTCTGCATCGCCTTTGCCTGAAACACGTTGCCGCCCGGGGAATTGACGCGGAGGTGGACCACGGGGGCCGACCGGCATTCCGCCAGGGCGTTTATGAAATCCTCATCGGAGCACCCCACAACTTCGTCGGTTTCCCAGTTGTAAGCTTTCCCGATCATCGTATAGAGATAGATCGTCGGTTCACTCGCTTCGGCATCGAGGCGAAAAAAGCCCCCGCCCTTGGCGCTGATTCTACTCAGTTGCAGCAGTCGGCTTAACATTGGCGTCTCCCACTGTTGGTTTTTGAAGCTCTCCCACGGTTGGCTTCGCTGCGTGGCCGGCGTCGATCCGGATTTCCTCCACGGTCAGGATTCCTGGCTCCTGGGAGTTTCCGCGCATGATCCTGTAATATTCTCCCATCGTTTTGGTGTCGCCGCGGACGAGTTCACCTTCCTCGAATTCGGCAAAGAAGCGACCGGACGGAAAAAGCTTGATTTCAAGCTCCTGTTCAATGTCTGTAAAGTGGTCGTTGAGGGTTCCCATGACAAACCATCGCATGACTTGCTCGACGCCGGAGCCCCAACTGGAGTTTTTTTCCGTCTCTCCCACCATGACCGGAGGAACGCCGAACCATTTGCATTGATCGATGGCGGAATATTGACGGTCCTCCAACGCTTGAGCGTCCCGCCGCGTCATGGAAAGCTCTTTCACGTCGCCGCCCTGCTCGATAATCAGAGGGATGGTGGACTGGTCCTTGTTCGCTTGGCGCTTTCGCAAATATGCGTTCGTGATCCGCTCAGCGACATCCTCGGAGACCTTGCCAGGGAACTTCATGGCGATGTCGTATTGCGCGCCCTGGCCGTGAAACTTGGCGCTGTTTTCTTCCTGTGCAAGAGCTAGCCCTATGCTCTGCGTGGCCGCTCGGATCGTTGAAAGGCCCTGCTTTCCATCCCATCCAAGATTGGGAAAATGAAGCATTTCGTCCTGGTCGATCAACTCGAAACCGCCGTTTTCCCATGTGACGTGATAAAAGAGTCGGAACGGGTCTACATCGAGTTTTTCGTTGAGACCCAACTCCCACGCCCAATAGACAATCACGCGATCCGGATTGATCGGCACCAATGTTGTCGGTCGAATCACTGCATACCCGTTGCCACGAAGAAGTTTGCACTGAATGATGAATTTCCAAAAGATGGAAGCCGAGAGCCGGCCGCATGGCTTGAGTCGCAATTGAGCCGCCCTATCGTGGTCCCATGCGATTTTCCGCTCTCCCTTCATCCCGTACCGGCCTTTATAAACGAGACAGGGCGAGCTTGAGACGCAGGCCCCAATGAGTCGAACGCAAGCAAAAACCGTGGAAGATTGCATGGCGCTGTCGGCCGTGACGACGGTCCCCGCGAGGCTCCGAAAGTGATGGCCAAAAAGCTCAACCCAATCACTCCCGAACACATTGGGCGCCGAAGCCATATTCTTGACTTCGGCAAGCTCGGTTCTGAGCGCCTCGATTTCGCGCCGTCTGCGTCCAAAGGGCCACATTAGAGCTCCAGCACTCCTCTCTCGATAAAATCATTATGCATTACCTCTGCCGGACTCAGCGCCATTGCAGCGGCCACCCCGCCGTCAATTCGTCCCGAGGATTTGAGCTTGTCGAACTTTCGGTTTCCGGCCGGGTCGCTCTGAATCCGAATATTAGAAACGCAATACGTGAGCACCGGATTCCCGCCATGCCTAATCTTTTCCTCGACAAGCAAATCCTCGAAGTGCTCCACGGTGGGATTCATATCCTTAAAGCCCTGGCCGTGAGGAATAAGCCTAAGTCCGTCTGGCATCTGGGCCCACTTTCCAGCGTGTTCCTTCGACGGGAAAGACCAGTCCACGCCCTCGATCCAGCAGTCCACGCCCTCATCGATCATGGCGCGCTGAAAATCGGCGATTCGCCAGCGGTCAAACCGTATCCATGCTATCTGTAAAACGGTTTTCAGCGTTGCCAGTCTCCGCGCAACCCATCGGTAATCTATCGTTTTCCCTGGCTTGACTTCGAGAAAGCCCTGATCCCTCCAGGTGCAATAATGCGTTTTATCGCGGATTTCCCTTTCCCGCAAACCATCTTCCGGGGTCCAAAAGTAACAAAGTAGGTGATGGACACCGTCGTTGTCTTCGGCCTCGAAAACCAAAGCCGTGAGATCGTTTTTGGCCGACAAGTCGAGTCCGCCATGACATTCGTGATCCTCGAACACACCAAGGTCCACCTCACCAGCGCATTTCGCCCATATTGTCGGACTAATCCAGTGCTTTGCGCCATCTATGCGCTGATTCAAGCGTAAGTTTCGGAAATTACCCTCGGCGGATGGCATATTCCTTGCCATCCTGGCTTGGCCTTCCATGTCAGCCATGCTCAGAAAATCCCCGAGCGCGGGGTTGCTGGCCTTCCAATTCTCCGGGTCGAATGGATCTACCTTCACGGCGTCCTTGCCCTCGCCGATGGATTCCGGAGTCGTGAAAAGAAAGCAGCGCACGGTGGGGTCATCGATCTCTCCGGACTCGCATTTGAGCCCGTAATCGATTTCCTCGCTCAGCACCGCAAGGTCACTGGCCGCCTGGGTGGAAATAATCCACAGGATTGGCTCGGCGTGCGCGCCCTGCCCCTGCTGGAGCGTGTCATAGAACGTCCGGTCCGGACCGAATTGCGCCAGTTCATCCATGATGAGAACGGCCGGACCAAGACCGTGCTTTCCCTTCACCTCGGATGAGAGCGCCCGATAAAGAGATCCATTGGCGGGACAGAAGATCTCCTTGCGACTTTCGCGCACGATAAGGGTATCGGAGAGCTCTTCGTCGGCATAAATCATCTGACTCATGTAGCGATGAACCAGGGAGGCCTGGTCTCGATCGAAAGCTCCGGAAAAGATCTGTTCGTTTTGTTTGGCTTCTGGTCCGCAGAGATGAGCCAGAGCAAGGGCGGATACCAGGGGCGATTTTCCATTTTTCTTGGCAACAGAAAATATTGCTTTTCTGGCAATCCTTATGCAATTGCGATTGATACAGGCTTCGCAATCGCCATTCATGCCGCAGGTATCGGCATGAACCAGCCCATACACACCATTGATAATTTCTCTCTGCCATGGGCGCTGAGTCAATGGAGTGCCAGCTAGCATCCCCTCGGGAACGCGGAGCGTCTCCATGAATTGGATCATGCGTGATCCTCGGTTGCTATTCAGCGCGTCCACCAAACATCAATCCTTCGCGTCTGCTTCTAGGTTTACCGGTTTCAACCTTTGCAGCCTCTTTATTTGTAAGCTTTGAATTCTTGTTCAGACGAAGCTTTGTCCCGAGAGCGGCCATGACATAGGATGTTGTCCGGAAGGTTTTGAGCGCCTCGGCTTTTTCGGTCATCAGTGCCGCCACGTCTTCTGAGTCTGCGTTTTTGGGAATCCTCCGACTCCGAATTGTTATGGCTTCAGCATTCATTGCCACGGCTTCGCAATAAGCCCGGAGCTGATCAAGTTCATGGTTCTGGAAATGTCCCGCCGGAAAATCGTCCACAATGCGCTTCCAAACAACCTTGGCCGCGCCCGACATTTTTGAAAACGGTTTTGACCTCTCCCTTGGTCGAGGGTCAATTACTACTATTTTGTTGTCGGGTTCCGCCCCTCTGGCCCCCATATCCATCCCCTAAGTCTGATTTTTGCCAAAATTGCACGCGAAAGCCCCTGCACGGTGTTCAGAACGGACATGTCAGACTTTTGACCCACCCCCCCCTTGGCTTCATGTCTCATTCCACGGATGATCCGCTCCACTCGGAAAGCCCGAAGCATCACATCCTCGATCGTCAACCTTAGCCTTCGCCGGGTTCCCAAAACCACCGTCAAAGCGTGCCGTGCCTGTATCGTGGTGGTGCTTACAGACAGCCCGCCAGTTCCCCTCATCCCAAAACAGATCCCCATCCCCGCGATGCGGAACAACGTGATCCACAACTCCAGCCGCAGTCACAATGCCGAGGCGCTCGCACTCCACGCACAGGGGATGCCTGACGAGGAATGCCGCCCGAGCACGGCGCCATCGCCTGTCATACATCTCACCTAACCTCACCTTTAGCGATCCCGGCCCGCAATGCGATCACGGACAGCCCCTCGAGAGCCAGCTTATCATCACCCTGGAGCAGGCCAAGCACGATCATGAGCACGCCAACGAGATACGCCTTATAGCCACTTAGAGTCCATGTCATGGCGTCACCTCGGTAGCTCCGGCCGCACACCAGAACTCAACCATCGCAGCCGCAGCGCCCATCGCCCACCAATACCTGTCGATCTGCGTGGTGTGACCTGCAAGCATGGCCGCATCGTGGCCGATCTGCGCGGTAGCGAATGTTCGCCTGGCCACCTGACACTGAGTGGTCGAGCAGCCCGTCGTGAGGCAGACGGCCAACAACAGCACAACACATGCAATCTTCTTCATAGCTTCACCCCCAACACCGTCGCTATCAATTTCCAGAGGAACGGCGCGGCCACAATCACCGCTGCCATCGCTCCTCCAATATAGCTAATTCGGTTTTTCAGATCATTTACCGACTCGCCTAAACCGCGACACAGTGTAAACAGCGTCTCATTCACCTGCTTCTGGTCTCCCCATCGTTCGTCCTGCCATTTCTCATATGCCTCATGCAGTGAGCACGTATTATCTCTATCGCGGTCAATAGCCATTAATCGCCCCTGCTCCTTTCCCTGAAAAATCTGTGTCGGTTTATCCTCACCACGAACTCCATGTCCCGCTCCCATGCCGGCCGGCAGCTCAGCGCGCAATAATGCGTGGCTCCGTCCGTGGGATCAGTCGTGTGACCGGCCAGGGCGAGCTGGGCGACCGTGAGGGATGAGGGATCGTAGTAGGATGTATGTGTGGCCCGCAGGAGCAGGCCGCGGTTAGGATCGGAAGAGTTGAAACAGGAAAATTGCTTCGGTTTGAGGATTACTGATTTTATCGAATCGCCCCACCAGCAGGGATGAGCGACACGATTTAGAATCACATGAGCCACGGCCAATTTCCCGACGGGTGGCTCTCCGCGCGCCTCGCCATAGATGACCAGCGTCAGGAGTTCAGCATCGGACAGGTCCTCGAACACTGCATTTTCGTGCATCGCATCGACCTCCCTATGGTTTGCGATTATGCACCGATAAAGCAATACAATGCATTATGCAAACGCTAAACAGGGGCGTTAAACAGGGGCGTTAAACAGGGGCGTTAAACAGGGGCGTTAAAAAGCAGAGGCGATCATTTTTTTTGAGATTATCTGCATTTTATTGTTGACATCGTGATTATCATGATATATATTATAACCAACATGGTGAGAAAAAAACCACAAACCCAAAAGGAGAGAGCGATGAAAGCAGAATTCAGGACAGCAAAAGGGACGGCAATCACGGTCGAGATCCTGACCTCTAAAATGGCCGATGCGGATGGCATCAAGATCGAAGTCCCTGACTGGACTCTGCGCGTGACGGCCGCAGGAAAGACCATCACCTCGGTCGAGCTCGTCGCTCTCCCCAAACACGGGCTTTGCATCAGGCAGCGCAGCGCCGGGGGGATCACGATCCCGGTCCCTGAAGCCTCCCAGGCAGCGGTTTCCGAAATTTTCGCGGCATACTCAAGCAAATTTGTCGATGAAATCGGAAGGGAAATTGATAGCCACCGCGCCGCCATAACAGCAGCAATGGCGGAATAACCGATCTCACAAAGCCGAGCCCGCCGGCCAAGCGGGCAGAAGGACTGTGAAATGAGAGCATACGCAAAGCAAGACGACGGCACCCTTGAAATTATCAATCTAGTAGAAGATGCCAGTGGCATCTACACTCCCCACGGCGACAAGCTGACCAAAACCAACACTCAAATTACGTTGCTCGGGTGGCCCGACAAAACCGCAATTCTTTACAAGGCAATGCTTCATGATACCTCCATCGCTGAATATCTCATCCCGTAGCCCCAAAGAGGCCCGGCTCCGGCTGGGCCTATCCCAAAAGGAGGGAGACACCATAAAACCATGAAGCTTTCGGAGCTCATCTGTTCAGCCCAGCGCGCCATGGCCGAATATGGCGATCTCGATGTTAGAATCGAGAGCATCGCCATATTCGCGGCTGGTAATTCGTCGTTGCCGACGGAACACCTAAATGTAAGTCCAGATTATGCCTATATCTGGATACCCGAGGAGATCGAATGATACCGTCAGCCATTACCACCCGCCGAAAACGGGCAGTCGAAAGCTTCAAGACGGCCGCCGACTGCATCGGCACAATCGAGCCGGGAACCTCCCTGTTTGCCATCACGCGCGGACAATTCTCTATGATCGACGCCATTCTCGCATGCCTCGACCAGGCTGGCCCCGCCGACGTCTCGCTCTGGACGTGGACCGTGGCCGAATACGAGATCCAGTGCATGGAGCGGCTCATGAGGGATGGTAGAATCCGCTCCGGACTCCTCATAATCGACGGATCGGCCCGGAAGAAAAACGCCGGGCTGATCCGGCAATGGCAAAGCGCCTTTGGCGCGGATTCCGTGCGGTTCGTCGTGAACCACTCCAAGATCGCCACGATTCGGAGCGACCAATTCAAGCTCCTACTCCGTGGCTCCATGAACCTGAATTTCAACCCGCGCTTTGAGCAATTCGACATGACCGAGGGCGGCGCGGATTTCGAGCTCGTGAAGGAAATTGAATCCGAGCTTCCCGTTCTGCGCCTAAACGCCACGAACACGGCGGTTTACAATGCGAGCCGCGTTTCAGAGGCGTTCCAGCCCGAGCAACTAAATCTTTTCCGGGGGATAAAGGTATGGGCAAAATAGACGTTCTATCAGAGCTCAAAAAGGACAACCCGAAAGTCCAACAGGTTGTCCTGCAAATTTTCGCCGATGCACTCTCGATCTACACCGAGGCATCGGAAAACGTGCGGGAAAATGGCGCCATTGTCATTCATCCCCGTACCGGCACGCCGATTGAAAACCCGTACCTTAAAATTCAAACGCAAAAGGGCGCGGTCCTCGCCAAAATGCACAACGTCAAAAGCGACCGCGTGATGAAACTTTTAGAAAAAGAGACAAAACCATGAAACCATGCGACGCATGCGGAAAAACCAAGGGCGCGATGATCGGAATAGGCGGAGCCATGATCTGCCGCCAGTGCGACCCCGACATACAGGCAGAGATAAAACGCCTGCACGCCGAGAACAAACCGGTGAATGTGCTACAGATTGCCCGGGCGCGCTTCCGCGAGGAGCACAGCGCAGGAAACTATCTCCTCCGAGACATCCCGTACGAATTGTGGAGGCGAGCCAAGCACCGCGCCGTCGATGACGGCGATTCACTCCGGGAGATCGTGCTGAAGGCCCTCGACTCATACCTTGCCTAATCTTGAGCCCCGGCCAAACACCGGGGCTTTGCCGAGCGGGCCTACTCCGACTCGCGCAGCACATCGGACTGCGTGGCCGGCGTCGGGTTCATTGCTGGGTTAGGCACGAAAACAATATTTCAGCCAATTCACAAGCCCATATCCCGATGGACAAACAACCCAAGCCCAGAAGGTATGAAGCCGTGGATACTTGAGATGCCACCCTCTCAGGACCATCCATCCTTCAATTTCCAGGCGACGCGAGACGGCGCGCTTATGGTAGTGCTCATGGTAATGCCTGGAATCTGTCCAGACTACCAACGCCACCTCTCGCTCGCAACATCCCAGGAATTGCCCGTAAGACTCCCACCAGTCGTTGAAATCCAAAATCACCTCCTCGCCAAGAGCGGCCTAACGATGGGGCTCAGGTGCGGCGGCCTTCTCAGCCTCGCCCGAACCGACTTCCTTGCTGGCGGCCGTCGCCTGCAGCCCTGGAGGAAGGTAACCGATGTACACATACCCGTCCTTCCGACATAACTCTTCCCATCCCTCATGCATATCGGGATGGGCATCAAACTCCCGCTCTGGGATCTTCTCGCATCGACACGCCATTACCCTCATTGCCTCATCTCCTCGCGGCCTAACGTTCAGCATCAGCGGACGCCACGCTTTTCGGCGTTCCGCTGCATGCTGTGGTTAGGCCATCATCATGTATGGCTTGTCACCATGTATTAATCGCCAACATTCCATTGCCATGTCTACGGCTTCCCTCTCAGTGTTGAAGCTACCCATAAACTTAGCCTTTTTCTTTATGGCCACAACTACATGATACCTCCCATTTTTTCTTTTACTGACTCCCCAAAATCCGGAACTTTTATTTTCTCTCAGCTTAGAGAAGTCGCGGTTAGCCATATTCCTTGACTGAGAGCATGGCTCAAGATTCTCTCGCCTGTTGTCGAGTCGATTTCTATTCTTATGATCAATCGCTTGCGTGGGAGGATCACCTAAAATGAGCCGATGCATCCCAATTGTTCGTTTCTTGCCCGTATCGGTTTTGATCTTGGTGCAGGCATAGCCATTGGGAGTGAAAAACCATGAATGAAACGTTACAAGATCTCTGTCCTGCTCGTCAAAAAGCACCATCTGGCCAGAAGGAAGTTTTATTTCAGGCATTTTGAAACCTCAAAAAATAAAAGCGCGAGTCCTGCCTCAGCCCTTTATCAAGGCTGGCCCATACCTCACGATATGGGCGGACTCGCGCTCTGATGTTAGCAAAATAAAAATAGCCATTAACGCTGGCTCCTCGGATGAAAGTTTTTAGGCACGGAAAGTATCCCACAGAATAATCCTCCGGTCAATTGGTTTGTGGCTTAACATGGTTTAGGTTTAATTCAAATAGCCTCCCGCCGAGCCCCCTTCCACGCCGCCCAAACCCGGAGCGAGGAGGGGAACGCGCACACAACCCGGTTGCCGTTCCGGACCCGCCGATAAAAGATGAACCCGCCGTCAAGTAGCTCGTCACGGTAGGACCGCATTTTGGATTCACTGATACCGAAAATCCGCGCAATGTTTTTCCAGTGCTCGATTGCCACCTCCATTCACCTCCCTCCGTTTTTTGGGGTGATTTACGGCCTAATTACCCCTATTGAAATCACGGCCCCCGGTCTTTCGCCATCCCGAACGTACCGTTTCTCAATCCGGCCAGAGCATACCTGACAATCATCCCTCCACATGCCGAGCTGCGTGAGTACATCCAGGACAGCCTTGTCCAGATTGTCACGGTCTGGCTTTCCGATATGCATCACGGGAGCGTTGGGCCTCAATTTGTCCGCGTTCCGCCCTGTGCGAAAGTGACCCTTGATGCGCGGAAAGCGGAAACAGACATCGACACACACGGGGCCATCAAGGGGTGAATCGGGAAGATGTTTTCGCGCCTCAATAGCAACCAGAGCCTTCCAATCATCCGCCGAATTGTCAGGGTGAATGGAGGCATGCTTCCCCCGGATAAATGCCCGACCTCGCGGCTGACCTTTTGGCAGTCCAATCACTTCGATCTGGATTTGCATTATTCCCCCTCCGATAAATCAGGCCTAGCCGCAATAGTCACCGCAACATACGTCCCAGCCGGAAATCGGTGCATGTCGGCGAAATCCCGGAATGCGTTGTCGCTCTCGATCTCAACTACCACCTGGCCAATGGTTTCACCGGTCTTGCCCGCTTTTGTCGTGAATTTGGCGATTATGGCCCCGTCGAATTTTACTACTGGTAGCTTTTTATCGTCATACATCCCTCATCTCCCTTATTTCCAGCCGTGCAGTTCTTTGACTCGCCGGACCTCGTCGCCGATATTGCCCGCCGCCCTGCCGCCTATCCGTCCGTATGTCGGATGCCCATGAAGCTCCTGATATCTCGCGCGTGCCATTTTTGCCCGCGCCTCGCTCACAGCCATGGAATCCGGCACAAGCCCACGTTCACTCATTTGCTGCGTCGTGATTGACTGTGCACCGCGGGCATTCCACCTGCCGCACGAAGCACACCTATAAGCCTTGAGCACATCCACATCCCAAAGCAACACGACCCCGTTACTACATCCAGGCATATTACATTCGGGCTCCAAGTCGTTCCGATGAGCCCGCTTTTCCGGATTGTCTTTGAGCCACTGACCAAATGCCCGCTTCATAATCTTGGGGAAGCCATCTCTGCATGGATAGGAATCATGCCATTCCTTCACGAGATCCCACATTCCCGGTAGCGCCTCGGATGGAATATTCCCCACATCTTCATGCCATAACTTGATCGTCTTTGGATCGGGCGCGCTTCGCTGGTCGTAGTATCGTACCACGCGAAAAATGAAGCCTTGCAGCTCATCGAGTCTCATTCCAAACCCCCTCGTCTCGGTAGTTGTCCACCCAACTCTGTCCCGCAGATTGATCGTCCTCCCATCTTCGGCCCGTGATCCATCCTTGCGCCATCTTTGGTGTCCGTCCCCCGATGATGAGTTTCTCGCGGTTCTCTGCTTCATATTTGGCGGAAGCAACGATCTGTGCCACAAGGCTGTCTGTGAGTTGGGGAATGTCGAGCCATGCGTCGGCGGCTTCGGCCTTGCCCTTGCGGTAGCCGAATGCTTCCCAAAATTCCAAAAAGGACTCGAGGCGCTTTCCTGTAAGCTTCCGCTTTTTTCTTGTGAGGTAGGAGCCGTTTTCCGAGCTTGCTGCATCGACGGATGCAGAAAGAGTTTTTAATTGTTCATTCTTTCCATTCTTCCCATTCTTGTTTATGGTGTCCGGAGGTTGTAGTTTCATTGTGGCTTTCGTAGTTTTTTCATTGTGGCTTTCGTAGTTTTGTGGATTCTGGTATCTGTTGTAATTACAGACAGTTATTATTAGTCCTTTTGTGGTTTTCGTTGTGGTTATCATACAGTGCTTCGTTAGTAGCTTCATCGCGATTTCGCATTGATGCTTTTTGTAGCTCATTTTTCGGTAGCCAACCATCCAGTGCAAGCCCTCTAAGATATCGGAATAACTGGTAAGAAGTTGCCCTCTTTTGATTGTGGTACCGTGCGTTTTGCAATCTTTGTGATTCGCATTGAGCAGTATCCAATCCCAAATTTCCCTCACATGAGGAGGAGCATGCGAGATCCACGATTCCTGGATTATTCGCGCTTTCAGATAGAAACCTTTTGAGATTAGCGCGTCCTCCTTCATGTGGTTACTCGGCACCTTCCTGGAGTGCTTCCTGAACGAAGCGCGAAACCGGATTTTCGTAAATTTTCCCGTCCATGGCTTCCTTTCGCTCGGGCCTGACCGCCAGAATCAGACTATCCCTTGCCCGAGTCATGGCGACATAGGCTAGACGCCGCTCCTCCTCAACTTCGCCGTTCGCCACGGCCTGTTTGGATGGAAGAAGTCCCTCGTTGCAGCCGGCCAGGATGACGACCGGCCACTCAAGGCCTTTGGCCCCATGGATCGTTGAAAGCGTGATTCCTCCCGGCTCGTTTTTGATTTCGTCCTGAATATCCCAGGTTGCGAGCCAGTCGAGGTATTGCGCGATGGTTGCACTTTTGTTGGATTCGAGATATGCCTCGATGAATTCCAGCGTGGCGTGTAAATCGATGTCGATATTGGGACTGAGCACATTGATGGCATTGCCGAGCAGCCAGTCTTCCCGAAAAAAATCTTGCCATACGCCCTTCGCGCTCATGAAAACCTGAAAATGACTTCTTCCCTCGACCGCAGCAATATAGCGAATTTCAGCATAGTCCTTCGGGCTCAATCCAATTAATTCCCGGATTAGTAAAAAAGAGAAATTGTCATAGGGATTTTCTATGAGTTTCAGAAATGCGTGGAAGCGTCGGAATTCTTCTGAATTTGTGAGCGTCGTTTTTCTGCCGACATAGACGTGTGGAATTTCTCGCGCGGTGAGCTCATCGTCCAAGCGGCGCAGGAGAACGTGGTTTCGGGCAAGAATGGCTATATCCTGCAATTCGACCGGCTTGCCCCTCATCATCATTCCATGACCTTCGGCGAATGGCGTAAAGGCCTTAGCCATTGCCTCCGCATCTTGATTCTCTACGGAGTAGACAGCAAATAATTCCTCCCGTGTTGCCTTCATTGTCTTACTGATCCGCGCCGCATTGTTGGCTATAAGTCTATTTGCGGCCTCCACTATATTTGGCACCGATCGGTAATTTGACTCCAAAAGAAAAACATCAAAATCCTTCTGGTGGTCTACGAGATATTCCGGAACGGCGCCCCGGAAGGCGTAAATAGACTGGTCAACGTCTCCGACCGCGAACAGCGACGCCCCGAACGCCTCGCACATGCCGTTGATGATGCGCCACTGCATTGGGTCAATGTCCTGTACTTCGTCCACGAGGATATGCTTTATGTGGAGATGCCGCGCCATGGTCGGAATCAGCCTCTCCAGAACATGCAATAGCATCCCATAGGTCAAGCTGTTGTTTTCCCTGCAGTGGCCCAGAAAGGCATAAAACAGCTCCGAGGCGGGATGATCCTTGATGGGCTCCTTGCCGCGCTCGTAGTAGTCGCGGAAAAGCTCCTGGATGTCGCGTTTGGGCATCTTCCAGGATTTTTTAAAATACCCAAGCTCCATGGCGACTTCCTTGAGGAGAAATTGCTCCTCAAACTCGCCATAGACCGTGATGTTGTCCGGCCTGAGTCCGATCATTTCCCCAAAGCGCCTGATCATCTGGAGGGCGAGCGCGTGCATGGTCCCCATTGTGACGCGATGCGCGCGTGGTCCAATGGCTGACTCGAGGCGCTCCCGCATTTCGGCTGCGGCCTTGCGGGTGAAGGTGAAGCTCATCACCTCGTAAGGGCTCACCTGGCAGCTTTCGAGTAAATGGGCGATTCGGGATATAAGGACGCGAGTCTTTCCGCTGCCGGCTCCGGCGATGACAAGAGAGCGCTTCGATGTGGCTTCAACGGCCGATTGCTGCTGGGGGTCGAGATTCATGATATGTGGACCTCCTTCCAACCGAGCCATTTTTCCGGCTTTGCAAACGGCCTCGACCACGTTGAAATGATTACCTGGGTATCTTCTGGTAACCCCGCAAGCCGCTCCATGCTAACCAGTAGATGCTCCTGATCCAATTCCGCCCCCTCTATAATCAGTGTTTTGGGCCCTGGTCCCATGAGCGCATAAGTCAACGCCTGGTCAAACGCTATCTTCTGACCACCGCTTAGCCCCTCGTAAGGCACGCTGCCCCGGCCTGGAATTTCCCAGCCGATGAATACGCCCTGGTCAGATATGTCGAGTATTCCCCTGCCTTCCGGTAATGCCTCGGCCAGCTTGGCGCTCAAGGCGTCTCCGGTCTTGGCGAGTGCGGCCGTTTTTTGTCCACGCAGCTCTGCCAGTTCGGTTTTGATAACCTGGAGGTCTGTTTCTCGCTCAACGATATCCTTGCGGGCTTTTTCGGCGGATTCATCGAGGCCCTGGGCTTTCACGAACGAGTCTTTTTCGGCGCGAAGCGTCTTGAGAGCGGCATCAAGGCCGTTGATTTGATCTTGCATGGTTTGAATGTCCATCATGCCGGCGCTCCTTCCGTCTTGTACTTTTTGAGCTCACGTTTCGCTACGAGGACCGCCGCACACGAAGAGCACCCGGCCCGATGCATAGTGTCCAGGATGGCGCGAATGGACGCTGATGCGTCGATTTTCACGGCCTTGGCGAAAACTTGACCCATTGAAAGATCGGTGACGGGCGTCGTCTCTTTTATGGCCTGCGCGGCTTCCTGTTGGCGCTGATAGATCGCATTCTCGGCCCTTGCCGTTGCCGCGGCTTCGATTGCCGGCAACGCGGCGGCGGCCTTTGCCTCGGCTTTCTGCGTGGCTTCGGCAGTGGCTTTTTCTTGAGCGGCTCTTACCTGGGCCTCCACGTGGCGTTCCATGGCCGCCTTGAGTTCAATTTCCGTGTTGACGATCTGTTGTGAGATTTCGGCGAGCGTCCCGGCTGGGAGTTGGAGGGCGGCACGACTGGCCGTGAGGTTCTGGACTGTGCCCTCGAGCGTCTTGATTTTGGCGACGGCATTGTTTTGCTTGATTTTGAGGGCCTCGATTTTCTCATCCAGATCGGCCAAGTCCCCGCCGGGCGGAAAGAGGGAAAAAAGCACATCAATTTTTTTCTGGTCGGATAGATCCAGAAATCCGGCGCGCAAATCCATAATCCGGACTGGTGCGATAGCCTGAATGTATTCCTTGGCATTGCACTTCCGGCCGTCAAGCAGATAGTCCTGGCTCACCGTGCCGTCTTCCTTTCGACAGAAACGGCGCATGAACCGAGTCTTTCCGGCCGTGATGCCGACGAAGAGCTTATCCCCTGCGCAATATGCCGAGAGGATATCGGCGTTTTTCTTCGGCCCGCCTGGAATGTAACCGAGAACGGCAAGCATGGCCGCGATGGATCGAGCGGACTTCCCAGCCCCGTTTGGCCCCGTGAAAAGATTTAGGCGATCCAATGGCTGCTCAAAGTCGGGAAGACCCATTAATCCCTTGGCATTGATTTTTTCTATCATCGGAATCTCCTATGCGTCGAGCGCGCGGTTGATGGCACCAATGATGGCGATGGCTTGAGGAACGGTATGTACAATGTTGGGGCTTAGTTGTAGCTCAGCGCATGCCGCATCGAACTCGCCGGGAAACATCTCGCGCGTCGTGGCGTAGTTCGCCCAAACTTTCTTGTCCTCGTCCGATGAGGGCGACTGTTTAGGCTCATCTTTGGCGGGCTCCGGCTTTGGCGCGATGGTCGCGGCATCCTGAACCGGCTCGTGCGGTACGTCGATCACGCATTCTTGGTCTTCGGGGTCGGTTTGCCGCTCCAAATCCTCGAATCCCGCTTCGTCGGATGTGCGCTCCATTCCGGTCTGAATCTTCATCCGCTCCGGAGCATTGACCTTGCCGGGAGCAAAAGCCTCTCCAGAACCGGTAATAAGCCCGCCCGCCTGCTCTTGCACTTGCAGATATCGCGTGGCATCCCATTTGATGATATTCCCGGATGTCGGTCGCCAGCAGAGCACAGGGAAGGTCCAGTCGTCCGAGTAAATGGGGTTTTCGAAATTTCCCGATTTTTTGACTCCAACAACAGGAGTGCGCTGCACGCCAGAAAGGTGCTTGAGCGCATTGCGCTTGGCGAAGGTTTGCGCGAAATCGATGGCCTTCTTTTCGCGGTTAAGAATTTGAGCGTACCAACTCAGGGCTTCCTCGTGGGCTGTGTTTACCCAGAGATTCGTGCTCTCATCGAAGGGATACTTCGCCCATGTACCGTCGCCTTCTGGTTTTTCCATCTCGGCGGGATAGAGTCGGAATGCCTGAGGGATTTTCTTCGCTTTCCCCAGCAGATCGATGAGTCGATAGCTCGGCGTGTCAAAAATCGTTGTCCAGTCGCTCACCTGGGGTATTCCCTTGGAGCTAAAACGGAAGGCCACGGCGCGCGCATAGATACAGAGAATCCTACGATTCGTCCCATCGCGCACTACTGCCGGGTTTGCCTGCCATTGGCCGTCAACCAGAACCTCCTTGGGGAAAATGACGCTTGCCCCCGTGGCCTCGGCCCACATCTCGTAACCCTGGGCCGAGACGACATAGGGGCCGTGCTGTACGGGCTGCACCAAACCTCCATTGGACACGCTGAGATTGAGACTCTGTTTGTACGCCCGGATCTCCCCGGAGTTATCACGGAGCGCAAACGCCTCATCCGTGCCGAGCGAAACAATGTCTTTTCGCACCGCAGCCTCGATGACGGTTATCTCCTCGGGATGCTTCGATTTAAGGGATTCAATTGCCTGCTTCAAGGTAATTGCCGGTAAATTGGACATATTGACCTTTCTGGAGGCTTGCGGGCCTCCGCTGTGTGTGATATTTATGAGTTGCATCGCTTCTTTTTTGTCCCTCTTCCGAAGTTGCGAGCTTTGGAAGAGGGTTTTTCTTTTACGACCACGACCGCGACCCCGACCCCGACCCCGACCGCGACCGCGACCCCGACCCCGACCCCGACCGCGACC